AGGCGCTCGGCGCCGATGACGCCGGTGGCGGCGCCAAGGATCGCTGGCAGCACGCGCGCCTGGGCGGCCGCCTTCTGGGCGATGGCCTCCTTGATCTGGGCCGGATCGGTGATCCCCTGGCGGATCAGCTGCTGAGCATCGGGGCTCTGCAGAATGACGTCGTCCGGGGACTTCATGACCAGCTCGTAGGCTGTGCCGGCTGCGTCGCCGCCGCCCATGGTTGCGCCGGCCACCGCGCCGCCCGCCAGGCCAGCTCTTGCAGCCCCGCGCGCGCCGACACCAACCGCCTGCGCAAAGCTCGACGCGCCCTTGACGGCCGCGCCGGGCAGCACAAAGGAGCCGGCAACCTGGGCCGCTGTCAGCGCCGGGTTGCGCGCCATGTAGCCGAGCATCGTGGTGACCTCGGCGCTGGCGTCCGGGGCGGCCTCCATGTCGGCAGCCAGGCGCTCCTTCTCGGCGCGCACGACGTCGCTCTGCTTCTCGACGCCGGACTGGATGAACTCTTCAACGGCCTGAGAGAACTGATTGCCGGGCGAGACGAAGCTGCCAACCGCGCCGGCGGCACCGGCCACAGCGTTGCCGAACTCGATGACCGTGTCGTTGATGGCCTCGAATACGCCGCGGCTTCGCGTGGGCGCCGGCGGCCGCGGATCGAGCATCTCGCTGCGCGGGCCGCCGAACCTGCTGGTCGGCTGCTGCGGCGGTGCTGCGGCAAGACTGCCGCCCATCGCGTTAGCGGCCATCCTGGCGGCCGCGACGCCCTTGTTGACGTAGTCCGGGTCTTCCGCGTAGCCGCCCTTCTTGAGCTCGGCGAAGTACCGGCCAGCGTCAGAGCCAGATCCGGCCGCCGTGCGGTAGCGCCTTGCGATCAGGCCCGCGAAGTCCTCCCCGAAGCTGTCCGGCGACTCGTAGGCCCGGTACGAGTCGCGCGACCCGGTCATGTTGTCGGTGGCCTGCGGGCCGGCGCCGGTGAAGTCCTTGATGTTGCCAAGGTTGTTCGTGCCCGGGATGACGCTGCGCCCCCAGCCCGTCTCAAGCCCCCACTGCCCCAGCAGCACCGCCGGCTCGACGCCGATCTTGCCGCCGACGCGCTGCGCCAAGGGGCCGTACTGCTGCACGAATCCATCGACGCCGCCGGCTTGCGAGGCGGGGCGCGGTTGCGATGCGCCAAGCTCTTTGGCGGACTCGGCGATCAGGCTCAGGATGGGATCTTGCATGTGCGGTCAGTAGCCTTGGTTCAGCATCTCGGCGGCGGTGTTGCCGATTCCGGGTTCTGCCTGCCAATCGAGGCCGAGGCCCCCTGGCGTCTTCTTTTCCCGCTTCGGCGGATTGACGAGGCTCTTCGGGAGGTGCGACGAGAAGAGGCCGCCGTAGGCCGCGACGCGGTCCTGCGTCATCTTGATGACCGCCTTGATCTCGTCCTCGGACGGCGCGCGACCCAGGGCCTGGGTGAGGCTCTGCATGCCTTGCTGCGAGCGCTGGGCAGCCTCAATCTCAGACATGACGGCCTTGAGCTCCGCCGGCGAGCGCGCAGCTCGCAGGAACAGCTCTCGCTGCTCGACAGGGGCGGCAGACAGCTGGTCGCGCGCCACTTGCTCGAGCTCCTCTTTCTTCAGTCCGCCTGGGGCGCCGGGCTTGCCGACGCGCTCCACGATGAAGGACGAGCCCTCCATCTGCAGCTCGCGAACGATTTCGCCGGTGCGCGGGTTGAAGTTGAGGCGCAGCCGATCCGGCTGCGTGACAGCGACGGCCGCCACTTCCGCGGCGCGCGTCGCATCTAGCTGAGGCACACCATCGGCGTTTCTCGACTGGTCGTAGAACTGCCGCGCCAGGCGGCGCAAGCGAGAACTGTCGGCGGGCGTGGTCTGGTCTTTGAAGTTGGAGCTGTCGACGATGAACTTGACCGCGTCGTCAATGTCCTTGTTCTGGTCGACCGGCTTGGCGCCGGCGCGCGACGCGCCACCAGCCCCGCCCGCGCCACCCGCCGCCCTAACCTGCGCCGCCGTCGGGGTTGTGTTGCGACCGATCACCTTGCCGGTGAGCGGCTGGTAGTCGATCTCGCCGGGCTTCAGGGTCCGGGGCTTTGACAGCTCTTCCTCGATCTTGCGCTGCGACGCGGCCTTGGACTGCATCCAGGCGTCGAACGTCTGTGGGCTGAAATACTGCTCAGCGCGCAGCAGCAGGTCGTTCTTGTCTTTCGCTTCGATGACCTGCTCTTGGCCGGTGTCTTCGTTGCGAATGCGAACGCTCAGGCCGCCCGATGCGTTGGGCTGGAAGCCAACAACCTGGGCCGGGAGCGGGTCGTCGTTGTAGATGCTCTGGAGCTGCTGGGCCAGCTCGGTGATCGACATCGCCTCAGCCCCGGCGCGAACTTGGCCGAAGCGCTGCGCGCTCTCCGCGAACTGAGCCTTGGCCGATGCGTCATCGAGCGCCTGGGCGGTGTCGAGATCGCCCTCCTTGCGGTAGATGTCGGCTCGCTGCTTGATCTGCAGCCACTTCGGGGACTGGCGCGTTTGCATCACAGGCAGCGCGGCGGCAGACGGAGTGCCTTCGTCGTCGACCGTGATCTGCTTGACGGTCGCGTTCCGGGTGTCGACCTCGCGCGTGGCAGGGATGCTCCGCTCGCCCGCGCGAATGCGGTCCACGCGAGCCTGCTCGTCGAGCATGCGCTGGCGCTGCTGCAGGCCGAACGCGCGGTCCACGCGGGCGTTCTCGCGCTGCTCCAGGCGCGCCCTGCGCTCTTCGTCGCGATCTCGCCTGATGTTGTCGTCGTCGATGCCGCCCTGGACCGCGGTGTACGCGCCAGAGACGGCGCCGAGAAGTCCGCCGATAGACATGGAGTCTCCTTACCAGCCGCCGGTGGCGCCAGGTCCGTAGGTGTTGGTGGTGTGCGGTTGGCTCGGCGTCTTGAACAGGTTGCCAAGCCCGGCCTGGATGCCGCCCCAGCCGCCGCCGGCGTTGAAGGTGGCGCCGGTCAGTCCACCCAGGCCTTGGGTGATCTGACCCCACCGCGCGGCTTCGTTGGCGTTTGCGTTGGCCAGCATGACGCCGGAGTTGTTGATGCCGCCCAGGCGGTTGTTGTAGGCCTGGTTCATGAAGGTCGTGCCGCGGCCAGCGGCGGCCGCCGACTCAGACGAGGCGCCAGACGCCCCGGCGTTGGCGTTGCCGCTGCCGGCAAAGAACTGCGCCGAGGTGTTGGGTAGGCCGCGCCCCAGGTTGGACGCGCCAGCCCGCAGGGCGATCGCCCTGTCCTCGGTGTTGTTGGCTTCGTTCGTGGCGGCGCCAGCTGCCGTGGCCGCCTGCGCCAGCGAGTCGCGAGCCATGCCGTTGGTGAACGCGCTCGAACCAAGCCCGTAGCGGCCGGCCGCGCGCGAGCGCTGCCCGATCGCCTTGCTGAACTGCTGGTCGACGTTGGCCACAGCGCGGCCTGAGCGGCGGTTGATGTTGGCCTCGGAGTCGTACCCGGCAGCGTCTGCAACCACCTTCCGCTCGTTCGGCAGGAAGGTGTTCTTGTACTCGTCGCGCTGCTCCTGGGCGAACTCCTTCTGCTGGCGCGAGCTGTCGAGGTAGTCCTCCGACAGGAGCATCTGAAGCTCCTGGTTGGCCTTGTTGGCCGGGGCGATGTCGTTCTCGTAGACCCACTTGTTCCAGTCGAACTGCTCGCGGCTCAGGGCGTTGGTTTCCGCTGCGGTGTCGCGCATGGCGTTGGTGGCACCCTTCGATGCTTTGCTCGCCTTGTTGGCGCCGTAGACGGTGGCGCCAGCGAGAAGCGCGGTTCCAGTGATTGCAGCCATTACCTGCTCCTCAGAATCTTGGTGAACGCCTTCTCGGTGCGGTCGTAACCGGCGCGCTCGTACAGCTTGTCGGCATGGCCCGGCGAGGTGGCCAGAGAGAGCATCTGGATGGCCGAGCATCCGGCTGCGGCGCACTCTTGCTCAAGGCGCTGGAGCAGCCTCCAGGCCGTCAGGCCGCCGCGCGAGCTTGGCTCAACCCACCAGAAGACCTCGTGTGCACACAGCACGTCGTGGCAGAACATGAACGGCGCCACGAAGACGCCGACCATGCCGTCAGCAGAGCCATCGCGCTCAGACAAGAGCACGACCCCGCTGTCGACCAGGCGCTGCACGAGTTGGCGCGATGAGTCGCGGCAGAACGGCGCCCACTCGGCGTACTTCGTCGTCGCGTAGAACCTCTCGCCCATGTCGACGACGGCGTCGATGTCGGCCTGGCCGGCGCGCCTGATCAAGGGCGCCCCTTGGCGTTGAAGAACGCCACGGCCACCAGGCGCCCGTCTTCCGGCGTAGAGCCGAAGGCCTCGAACGGCCACCGGCTGTGGAAGAGCCGGCTGTCGTAGATGGCGCATCGGTTGAAGGCCATCGGCGAAAGGCTGCGCAACTCCCAGGCGTTGGCATTGTCGAAGTCGGGCTGGAGGCGCGCCAGGAGGTCGTGCTGACCCGAGTGGATGGATTCGGCGCCCGTCTCGCGGTGGCGCCATAGCGCGGTGCCGCCGGGGCCGTTCGTCAGGTACAGGACAGCAGCCCAGTCGCCCCAGCCGATGTCGGCGTGGATGGACTGGTTCGGCGGCTCGCCGGCGTAGTTGAGGCGGTAGCCTTTGGCGAGGATCTCGACGTCGCCGAAGATGCGCCCAAGGCCCGCGCGAAGGCCCGGCACTTCCTTCAGGCAGACGCGCTTGTAAACCTGGCCGTCGGGGCCTGCCCAGTCGATGAACTCGGTGCGGATCGCGTCGAGCCGCGTGGCCGCCGGGTCAGCCAGGAAGTCATCCACCCAGAACGCAGGCGGCAAAGATCCGCCCGCCGATTGAGCGGAAGCATCGATTCCCTGCGCGATCAGGTGAAAATTGCTCATGGCGGCCTGTGAGTGCCGCCGATTCTATGAGCCGGGTGCGCTGGCGTCTGGGGTGTTCCGTGGACTTGGGGTTGGGTGCGCGGAGGCGCTGCGGTCAGGAGTCCGGGAACGGGGCATTGAGGGGAATGAAGTTGGAGGTGTAGAGGGCCACACCATTGGTCCACCGGACTTCATCCATGTAGCCGTCGAATCGGTTTTCGCCGGCGCTGTCGGCTTGCCCAAAGAACACGTTCACTCCAGGCAGATCGTCGATTGTTGTCACACCCGCAAGGGCGGCCGCCAAGGCGCCGTCGATGAACATGCGCAACGTCGACCCGCTTCGGCATAGTGCGTAGTGGTGCCACTCGTTTAGTGACGCTAAAGACCATGTCATCTGCGTGTCGCTCCACGCGCCATTGATTCGAGCGCGCAGGCCGTTATGGGTCCAGGCCCACCCTGTGGCCGTTCCGCCGGGCCGGCGGCACACAAAAGTTCCGAGTGTCGTTGGCAACTCGTAAGCCCAAAGCTCGATGGTGAAGTCGCCGTCGCTGAGGTTGAATGCTGCGTCGCTCGCATACACGAGAGGCGAAGCCTTCGGCAGGCGCAGAGACGAACCGCCAAATCGAGATACAGCGGTGGAGACGAAGCAAGACCCGACGCTGCTGGGCGCACGCGAGAAACTGCTGCTGTCGACAACGCTCGAAGGCTTCCTCGACGATCTCATTGAGGTCGAGATTAAAGCTGCTGGTGCTGGAGGTGGTTCCAGTAGGTGAAAGTACCGGCATGGTGCTTACGTGTTAGGAAACGAGAACAGTCGGTGCGCCACAATTAGCCCCCAGTCGGGAAATCCCCGGGTAGCGCCGTAATCCCCGCCGGGTATCTATCCGCTTTTGTCACCCTAAAATTGTCATTGAAAAATTCAATGGTTGGATCGGGGTTTGAGGTGGTACTTGTATTTAGAAACACGCTTCCCGCCCCCACTACATTTGGGAAACTTTGAGTGTTAACAAGCGTTGTATTTAACCAAAGCTCTACTGTGTTATCCGTTTTAATTCTAACGCAGTAGTAAAACCATCCGTTAGCGTCAACAGTGTATGCAAATTGTTGAGTTGAGAAACCGCCAACTTTGAATTCTACATTTTGCCCAAGTGAATATTGACTTAAAGAACACACGAAATCACCAAATGGCGGGTCAAATAAACCTTGGCGGTAAATAAAAATCCACGGATTAGCAGTGCTATTTACTTTAGTCACCGCATTCCCCCAGCCTTCGATTGTCATCGCGGTATTGTCTGGTCGTGCAAATCTCTCACCTCTCCAAACTAAAGTAGACGGCGACATTACAAAACACCTAAGCGATCCGCCGCCAAATCTAGATCGGCTGGTGCTAATATCAAAACCACTGCCGGCTACTTTATTGTCGGCAAAACTGCTTGAGTCAACAATCGTTGTTGATCCGTTTGGCTGCCCCTCAAACTTCAACAACAGTGCGACGTCTGACCAAAACGGATCCACGGACGGCGACAACGGGTCAACCGCCGACACCAGCTGCTGCGGCCCCCAAGTAAACATCAGCGGAAGTCCTTCGTCATGGCGCACTCGATCACGTCTTGCGCGGCGATGTACTGGCCCGTGATGCGGTCGACTGCGTTGGCTGCTGTCGAGAGGGTTGGCGCAGTTCCGCCAGGCCACCTGAACTTGTTGCCATAGGCGAGCGTCCTGGAGCCCGTGCCGTCTTGCCTGATGCGCCAGTTGTAGATGCCGCCGTCGCGCATGTTGGTCGGGTTGGCCAGGGTGCGGTTGCCACCCAGAGTGACAGCGAAGTGGTTCGACAGGCTGGCGTTGGTGGCGATGGTCGCTGCATCCGTGAGCGCGACGAAGGCGACGGTCTGCGCGCCGGAGAACTCGTTGCCGCCGGCGATGTCGGCCAGCACGTCAAGCAGCGCCTGGATGGACACCAGCAGCTCGCTGTTCGAAACACGCTTCTTGGTGCCGCCTTGCGTGACGACGAACAGGTCCCCGGCATTGAGCGGCACATCGGCCTGGGGCAGGCTCGTCGCAGGCGGCTCGACACCTCCGAACGCGGCGCGCATCTGCGCGGCGGGCACGCGCTTCGGCTGGCCGGACTGGTTGAGCAGGAACTGGTCCGCGTCGTCGATGGTGGCCGCCGCAGCCGGCAGTGGCGAGGTCTTGAGCAGTTGGTCTCGCAGCGCGGTGAGCGTGGCCACCGCGGTGATGCCGCCCTGGTCGACGATCGCCTTGTCGGAGTCGAGCATCGGCGTCGTGGCCGCCGGCAGGAGCGCAGGGTCGTAGTCCTGGATCAGCTCCTGGACCTGCTGCGTGAGGTCGCGCACGAAGCCCTGCGTCGGAGCGATGCTGTACGGCTGGCCTGTCTGCGTAGTGCCGAGGTAGTTCTCGGCGAGTGTGATCGAGGTGTCGGAGTTGACGCTCAGGATCTCGTACACGCCGCGGTCTGGCCCGCGGAAGATGTCGCCCTGCTTGACCTGCTGGCGCCAGGCCGTGCCGACACCAACGACAGCGGGTGAGCCGTTGGTGACGCTAGAGGTGCCAATCTTGTACCAGGACATCGGAAACCTCAGCTCTTCGTGTTGACGCTGATCGCCCGGACGAGCGCAGCGCCGAGATCAACGTGCCACCACTTCGTGCGGAAGTCGCTCCGCCCGGGGTGGTCGTGGTGTGTCTTGTGGAGCCACTCGCCGCACGCGGGCAGGACGAGCTCGAGCCACCAGATGTCGCGCGGCGCCAGGTTCTTGTGGCTTGTGACCTGGTGCAGCGCGCCGATCAGGTGAACGCTGCCGAGCGGCATCAGGTAGGCGAACAGGTAGGCCTCTGGCGACGCCCACAGCAAAAGGGCTGTAAACGCCAGCCACAGCCACAAGCCTGTGCGGTGCACGAAGGCCACCACTGGGTCGCCGGCCAGCCTGCGCAGGCCGCGCGTCACCAGCGGCGTGCTGCGGTATCGCTTCCACACAAGGTACGTCCAGTCGGCGATGTGCGGGTCGCGGTCGGTGTCTGAGAAGGCGTGGTGCGCGTTATGCGCTGCAGCCCAGCCGTGAGGGCTGCCGTTGAGCAGTAGCACGCTGTAGAGCGCCATGAAGTTGTGCCAGAAAGGCGTGGTCTTGAACGAGCCGTGCGAGAAGTAGCGGTGCAGCCCGACGGACAGCATCAGCGAGCCGAGCAGGTGAAACGCCGCCCAGGCGAGCAGCCACCACTGGCTCGCGGCGCCTGTCGCGATGAGCCAGACACCCAGCACGACGCCGGCAAGCCCGGCCAGGTGCCCGACAGAGATCATCCACAGAGGTTGTCTACCCACGATCGCCCTCGATCAAGAAGCCGTACACGGCGCCGCGCGCAACGAGCGGGCCGCCGGGCGCAACGAAGGGCCCGACACCGAACTCGCCAAGCGCGCCGGTGCACAGTAGAACTCGCTGCCCGGCCTGCAGCTCTACCAATTCCGCGTCCGCGGCGCGAAGCGGGCTGGCCGCCGGGAGAGCGCCTCGGTTGGCGTGCCAGTTGAAGCACCAGAACTCAAGCCCGTCGGGGGCCGCGATCGTGGTGGTGCCGGCCGGGTGATCGGGTCGGTCGCCGGTGAACATGCCGGGCTCGCGGTCTGGCATCGGGCCGACGGTGTCGTTGGTGACGACACCACGGCCTGCGGTGTAGATCGCCAGGTTCGGCGCGCGCTCTCGCGACACGGCCTGCGTCGAGACCAGGATGAGTCGGCCACCCGGCGGCAGGGTGTGCTTGTGCACGATCCAGCCGAAGGCGCGCACAGGCTCGACGCGCGGCGCATCGCCCGTCGGCAGGCCCTTCCACATGCGGCGCGGCACCGTCATAGGCCCTCCACGCTGTAGATGATGGCCCGGCCGTTGGCTGGCGATGCTGGCGGCCCCGCAACCCAACCAGCCGGCGGGCGCTCCCCGACAAGGGAGATTGTCAGCATTTGTAGCGTGTCAGGGTGGTGCCATGTGGTGCCCCTCATGTCAACAACGCAGCTCCACGCATCGCCAGACCACACCGCCCACTCGCCAGTAGCGCAACTTGGCGGCGGCGACGAAACATGCAGGCTACTGCCCGCATAGTCCCCTGGACTAGTTGGCCTGATCGATGAAACCAGCGCGCCGTCTTCCTTATTGATAAACCAGAGCATTAAGCCACCCTATCAAGAACCCAGCTCAGGCTGGTAATCTGGAACGAAGTGAATTGCGCCCAGTTGGCCAACGGCCTAAGTCGCAGCCGAACAACGATGAATATGGCGCAGCTAGTTCCGCCATACGGGTTGTTAGCCGGGTTGAACGGGGCAACTGTGAACGGAATTGAAGAAGACGTGGACGCCTCAACCTGTACAGCCTCAAGGAACGCACCATCACCAGACGGGCCGCCAACTCTTGCGGCGGAGATATTCCCAACGCGGGCAGTAAAGCTCCTGTTTCGTATGTCAAGAAGATCAGCCCTAAATCCGGTGTCGAACTCCACCAGAGCCTCTTGCGGGAAATACTCAAGCGTTGCTCCGCCGCCCTTGTCGCCACCGCCAAGGAACCTAGAGCCAATGAGCTCTGCTGCCCCAAACCAGGTTCCAGAGGTTTCTTCGTTGGTAAAGAAAGCCTTTCCGTTGGCGTAGATAATTGTGCTCGCGCCTGCACTTGTCGCCTGAATGAACGGCTCGTCTGCGGAGGCGTCAAGGTCAATAAATGCGGAGCTGGACGTGTTTTGAATCACGGCCGATCCAGCGGATCCACCGAGAGTTAAAACGCCGCCGGATATGTTGAGGCCTGGCGCCCGGATGGCGCCGCCGGCGGCAACCTCGAAGAACTGGCCCGACGCCTCTCGCCCGATGCGGATGCCCTGCGGCCCGACGAAGAACCCGCCGCCCGACGTGGGCCAAGACCAGTCGACCGGGGAGAACCCGCCGCCCGCGATGGCGCCGCGCGAGTACAGGCTGTTGATCGCAACGTCGCCGGCCTTCGAGATGGCCCACCCGGCCGTGCCGAAGTTCGTGAAGAACCCCGGTGTCGATGCGCCAGGCAGGGGGCCGGACGGAGGTGTGAAGTTCGACGTGTAACGGGCCACGCCTTGGGTCAGGCGAAAGGTGTCGATGGTCACCACGGGGCACGGCAGGTCTGGCCTGTCCGGCACGCCCAGCAAGGCAAAAGGCTGCGCCGACAGGTCCTGCGCAAGCGCTGCGGCCGACTCGATCAGCACGCCATCGCGGAAGACGCGGACCGTCGTGCCGTCCGAGCACAGCGCGATGTGGTGGTTGGCCCCGCTCGTGAGCGGGATCGTCATCGCCCCGCCGTAGTTGGTGAACGACAGGCTGAGGCCGAACAGCGCTATGTACTGAACCGCGCTGCGAGCCATGAAGTAGCCGTCTCCGTCGCCGCTGTTGCGGCGGATCCTGAACTCCAGGGTGTAGGCGGAGCGCTGGTTGAACGCCGTGCTGGCCGCGTAGATCAGCTGGCTTGAGGTCGTGGAGAGCACGCTCTGCGAGCCAGCCAGCGGGGACGCCGAGGTGAGCGAGTAGCCGGTTGCCGCGACGGGTGAGGCCGCGCTGAGCGACTGGTCGGCCGTCAGCGAGCCGTCGAAGTTGAGCAGCAGGGTGACCGAGCTGTAGCTCGGGTCCGTGCTGGGCGCCGGCGCAACGTACGACCCGTTCCAGTTGTTCGACTGGATCATGTCGTCGATCTTGGCGCTGGTGACCTGCAGGTCCTGGATCTGCGCGCGCTTGGCCCGAACGAGGCCGCCAGAGATCTCGAACGGGGTCTCGAAGGTCGCGCCGTTGAAGACGCGGAAGTAGTCGACGTTGAACGACGCGCCGAGGCTGTTGAACGAGACGTTCGGGTTGGAGACCGATGCGATGCCGGTTCGCTGCGTCGGGCGCGCGGGGTCGCCGAACTCGTAGGTGACCGTGCCGCCGATGTAGAACTCGGACCCAGCGAAGACCGCGCTCTCAAGGTCGACGCTCGCCGTGTACCCGGCTGTGATCTTGTCTGCGGCGATGGACCTGATCTTCGCGGTGCCGATCGTGGCATCTGCGATGAAGGCGCTCTTCATGTAGGTGCCGGGCTGAATCACCACGCCATCGATCGTGGTCGGCGTCGTGATGACGTAGAACGGCGCGCCGTCTGATGCGCCCGGGTTCGTCGCGACCGGCGCGATGAAGAACCTGTCGGCCACCACACCGAACGCGCTGGTCGGCACGCCGTCGACGACCGAGCTGGCCAGGCCGTAGCCGGTGACGTAGCCATTCAGGTCGACCTTGACGGTGTACTGACCGAAGAGGTTGCCAGTCTCTTCGGCTCGAACGAAGGCCTCGCGCTCAAGGGCTGCGTAGGTGTCATTGTTGACCGCCACCAGCGACAGGATGGCCCTAGCCGAGTTCCGCGCGCGGGCCCTGGACTCGAGGGTCGCTGAGAGTGCGGCCTCGGCAGCGGCGTCCTGGCTGGCGATGATCCCCGCGATCGGCTCGGACAGCCCGCGGTACAGGTGCGACTCGCGCAGCGCGCTGTTGAGCACGTCGAGCACCGTCTGCGGGTCGGTCGATGTCGAGCCTGCGGTTCCGGAGGTCGCGTTGTACGGGCCCGCGATGTTGGCCCGGGTGACGAACCGGATCCAGTAGAAGTAGCTCCTGCTCGAGCCAACGCTGTCGGTGTAGAACCGGCTCGCGCTCGTGCCGATCATGACGGCCGAGCCGAGAACATCGGTGTCAGACCGCCACACCTCGGCGTACGCGATGTTGTTCGGCGTGGCCGGCGAGTTCCACTGCAGCACGATCAGGGCGAACGCGCCGGTTGCGGTCAGGCCAACAGGTGCGGGCGGGGGCGTCGTGTCGCCTGGGTTGCCTCCTCCGCCGCCACCACCCCCGCCGCCGCCCAGCAGACTCAGCTGGAAGCCGGAAGCGCTCGACGCATCGCGAACAGTCAGGAAGGCATCGCGTGGGTCTCCGAGCCTGCCCTCGCGAATATCAAGCAGGATCTTGACCGCCTTGGCGACTTCAAGGAGGTTCTCTTCTGTGGGGGCCGGGATGGCCGGCGTCTTCGTCGGCCGGTTGCTCACTGCGCGGCCCTGAGCTCGGCGATCGATGTCGCCATGATGACCTGCGTCACCTCGTTCGCGCCTTCGACCTCGATCTGGAAGTCGCGATACTCAGCACCCGATGGCAGCCGGTAGGCGTCGCGGCCGGTGGCGACAACCGCTCGCAGCAGGTTGCCATCGCCGTAGGCCCGAACGGTGACGGGGTAGGCCTCAGCCCAGATCGAGATGCAGGCCATGTTGACCGGCGCGGCTAAGCGGAAGACGCCGCTTCGCCGAAGCATCGTCAGCGCGCTGCCGCGGTCATGCCGGCGGATGCTGCTGGACTGCGCGAAGTACAGCGTGTCGGTCGAGGCCTCGGTGTACATGGCGTTGATCGCGGCCGCGGAGTTGACGTCGCAGGTCGTCATCTCGACGCCACCCTCCTTCAGGTCGAAGATGAGGATGCCGCGCTCCAGGCCGACCGTCGTGTACGCCAGGTGGTACTTGCCGCTGTGGAAGGCGCCGATCATCGAGCTCGGGTTGTAGGCCTGCCACTGGTCGCGCGTCATGAGCGAGCCGGTGATGACGCCGCCGCCGCCCGGGCCGATGCTCACCACGCCCTCGGTCGATGCGTACAGCGTGCCCTCGCCGGCCGACACGACAGACCGCTTGCTCACGCAGGGCAGCGGCGTCTCGATCCGCTCCGGCGTCATCGCCTGCGGGTCGGCTCCCGTCAGGATGAAGGGGTAGCTCGTGGTCAGGATGGCCGCGCCTTGGCGGAAGACGCCGATGCTGACGATCTGCTCGTCGATCGCCACCTTGTGCGGCCAGGCGTGCGGCAGGTTGGGCTCAGACAGATGGACCGTGTTGCCGACGAACCCGATGCAGGCGCCGTTGGCCAGCACCTTCAGGCCGCGCAGGCCTTGAGGCGGAGGATCCCATCCGATGGTCGGCAGCACCTCGCCGAGGGCGGCCTGCGCCACCGTGTCGACGTACGACGTGTTGGCGATCGGGATCTCCGCGACGAACTGGAACTCTGCGCCGGCGTCGGTGGTCGACGTGCGGTAGATCCGCTTGAGCGTCAGGTTGTACGAGCCGCCCGGGCCGGTCGCCATGCCAGCGAGCGTGACCGAGGCCGTGGGGTCGACCGTGATCAGCGCCGTCGGCTCGGAAGGCGGGCCCTCTTCGCCGTAGAACGAGACGTAGGTGTAGACGTACGCGCGGGTCTCGGCGGTCGGGCCGGAGCCGGGCGTGAAAGTCGTCGTCGGCACGCTGAGTGGCTGCGGCACGCCGAGGTTGTAGCTGCCGCCCGGGTAGCCCGAGACACCGCTGATCAGCAGGTTGTTCGGGCCGTACTTCGGCTGCGAGCCGTCGGTCCAGTAGGCCCGGCCCCAGGCGTCGTTCGGCACGGGCGACTCGATGACGTCGGTGTCGGCGTCGAACTCGAACCACCAGTTGGCCTCGGTGGCGGAGTTCCCGTAGCGAAAGATGGTCTGCGCGTTGACCCGGTTCAGGGCCTGCAGCGCGGTCGTGCCACGCAGCGGGACGAGCGAGCCGCGGCTCAGGCTCGTGTTGCGCGAGAGGACGGCCTCCGCGGGATTGAGGAGGTGCGGCGCCGTCCGAGGGCGCATGCTGCCGAACGCCTTGAGGACGATTGACGGCACATTACACCCCGCCGAACCTGACGGGCCTCACGCGGATGGATCCGGCCACCTTGCCATGCAGGGCTTCGTTCTTCGCGTCGACCATGCCATCGCGGAACTTCTTGTCGCTGATCATGGCGAGCTGCGGGTTGGACCACTTCCTGTCTGGCATCAGCATCAGCTTCGACTTGGCGCCCTCGACGATGGTTTGGTAGTAGCTGCGGCCGAAGCCCTCAGGGAAGGACGTCGCCGAGATGCCGGGCTTCCAGGTGCCATGCACGCGCAGCGCGGCGCCGGCGGCGATGTTGGCCGGCGTCGGGTAGATGGTGAGCGACTCGGGCGCCGACCAGGCGCTGTAGTGCGTCGGCTCGTTCGATTCGTCGCCCTGCCAGTTGGGCAGCACGTCCTGCAGCTGGCCGGGGCTCGACAGCGGCGTCAGCTCGCGGTTGCCTGGGCCCAGGACGAACCGCACGAGGTCCAGATCGAGGCCGGTCGCCTCGGCGACGTTGTAGGTCGCCGTGCCGTTGACGAGCGGGATGGAGGTCGCCACCTCGAAGATGGACTGGCTGAACTCTGCGAGCTCAACCGCGGCGTCGATCACCACCTGGTCGACCATCGCCTCCGGGCAGCCCGGGACGAACGGCAGGATGCGCGAGTACAGATCGGCTGGGGTCATCATCTACCTGCGCGGGTTGGCACGTTCGGCGCCATCGGGAGAGACTGCAGGTTCGGGTTCACGCCGGTGAGGGCGGCGACCTGGGCGTTGATGCTGCCGGTGAAGAGGGCGGCGTAGGTCTGCGCCATCGCGGGGTTTGCGGCCCACTCGGCGTCCTTCATGAAGGCTCGGGCCATCACGTAGTTCATCAGGTCGTCGACGTACTTGTCGTCGATCGAGATGGTCAGCGTTGAGGCGCCGCCGATAGCGTACGTCCCGTCGGCCGCGTGCGGGATCAGCACAGGGTCAGCCAGGATGGCCGCCTCGACCCACCAGTTGGTGGCGGCGGGCAGCGCTGGCGTCACGTAGAAGACCTTCGGGAACCTCGGGTCGAAGACGACGCCACGCACGCCGGTGTACTGGCCAACGGCCGCGGTGTGCCAGGTGGGTGTTGCGGCGTCCAGGATCTCTCGATCCATCGCGCGGATGGGCAGCCCCGGCGTTGTGCCGTTGGCGCCCATGTTGCGGATCAGGGACTGCAGGTAGGTCCCGGCGACGTCGGCCGGGGTCGAGCCGTCTCCCGGCAGGACGTTCGCCGCCAGGATCCGCTCGATCGACTGCCTGCTGCCGGCCGACAGCCGGATGGCATCCACCCTCGCGCTCGATGAGGTGACGTACTTCGCGATGGCGCGCTGGCCATCGTTGGTGGCGTCGACGAGCTCCCTCTGAGTCCACCGAGTGAACTGAGGGGTCTTGTCGGTCAGCAGCGTGCTGACGCGGTCAAGGAACTCTCGGACGAGGGTGGCCCCCATGGCGTCAGGCCGTCGCGGCTTCCTTCACGTCCGTGTCGTGCACGGCGTAGGCGAACCGCGGGGCGTGCGTGAGCGAGGTGTCCATCTTCTCGTTCTGCACGACCTTCTGGGTGATGGCGTTCTCGAGCACGCCGAGCAGCTCGACCGGGATCACCACGGGCTCGCCGCGGGGGACCTGGTAGGCATAGCCGTTCAGGCCGAGGAAGACCGCGTCGTGGCCGCCGTCGGAGTCCGAGGGGTGGATCGTGATGCGGGCCTTCTTGCCGCTCAGCATGACATCGTGGCCGTTGGCCTTGACGGCGCCGCGGGCGATGCCGGCTTGCGCGGCGGGCTTTCCAGCCTGGGGCTGCGCGTTGGAGCGCGGAGCCTCGAGGGTGGAGACTTGACTGTTGCTCATTCTGTGTCCTCACAGGTGCCCATTGCTGGGCGGGTAGAGGTGGCCGAAGCCACCTCAGCTCACATCAGGGACGACCCTCGGGGATGAGGTTGATGTCCCAGAACGTGTTCACCAGGCCGGCTGCGTTCAGCAGCGTGGTGCCCGGGGTGAACGTCGACGCGCCACCGGTCACGACCTTCAGCAGGCCGAACGGGGCGAAGCCGGCCGGCAGGTTCGGGATGCTGCCGTCGCCGACGAAGCTGGTGCCGCTGTTGGCCAGGGCGCCAACGCCCTGCGTCACCGGCGGAACCAGGTTCTGACCCTGGAACGTGCCCTGCACGACGGCGATGGTGCCGGCAGCGTTGACGCCAGCCACGTAGTAGACCGTCTGGCCGTTGGGCTGCACGTAGGCAGCAGCGCCGGCGTTGCCGAAGATGTCGTGCGTGGGGGCCAGCGACTGGGCCGACAGGGCGGCGCGCGAGCGCGTCACGCCGCCGATTTGGCTGACGATGGCGCCCGTGGTCTGCACGGTGGCAGTGGCGCCGCCGGTGGCAGCGAACGTGTGCGCGCTGACGGTTTTGGCGGCGAAGGCAGCCTTGATGGCGCCGTCGAAGATGTCGTCAAGACGAGACATGGTGTTTCCTTTGCAGTGTTTTGGGTGCGACTGAGGGGAGGCTAAGCTCCCCTCTTGTCATCAGGCAGTGGCAGCCACTTCACCGCGAATCATGAACGCGTCGTTCAGGATCACGCAGGTCTGGTAGGCCTTCCAGCTGACGTGGCCACGCTGGGCCAGCGGGTCGCTGTCGCTCGGCTTCGGGTTCACCACCATCGGCGTCAGGGCGTACATGCCCTTCAGCGCGATCGTCGCGAACGCGTCCTTGGCCAGGAACAGCACCGGGTACACATCGGCGCTGGTGCCGCTGCTCGACAGCATCGTGCCGGCCGCGCCGCCCGCGTTGATGAACGGCTCGAAGATCGTGGACGACACGTAGCGCACGTCCTCGACCTTGCCCAGCTCGTTCTCCCACGGCGTCATCGAGCCGTAGCGCTCAGCCGGGGTGAAGCCGGTCAGGCCGCGCACGTCGGCTTCGCAGTCCGGGTGGATCAGCGCGACGTAGCCCGGGGCCACGTTCTCGGTGCCCCAGTTCGGGGTCGAGCGGATGACGCTGGTGATGAAGCGAGCGTTCTGGCGCTTCAGCGCACGAACGGCACGGCGCTGCAGGGTCAGCGAGATGGCGGTGTTCACCGCGCCACGGGTCGCGCCGTTGGCGAAGATCACGTTGGTGCCAGCGCGCAGCACGCCGTAGCGCATCTTCTCGATCATCTGCGCGGCCTGCTCGCCGAGCAGCGTCACGGCTTCCTGCAGCGTCGGGTCCTCGTGGGTGTCGAGGATGACGTCGCTGATGACCGTGCGGCCGCCGTACTGCTGCAGTGTGGCCGTGACGTCGGTGACCGTCAGGTTGGTCGAGGGCGGGGTCACGCCTTCAGCCAGGGTCTGGACCGCGTTGGGCAGCGCGTTGTAGCGCCGGAACTTCATGATGCGGGTGCTGTTGCTCGGCAGCGGCTTGGCTTGGCCGAACTTCTCGAGCACCATGAACGGAATGCCGCGCTTGAGCAGCTCTTTTTCGGCGTAGGCGGCCGTGCGCGGAGAAATATCGCCGTAGACAGTGGATGCCATGTTGAATACCTTTCAGAGTTGGCATGTAAACATTCCCCTTGCGGGGCAACTTGAAAGGAGCTGACCTAGATCGGCAACAGGCTCTGTGAACAGTCGGGGCGCATCGCGTATCCCGCGTCCAGCCGCACTCGATGTGCGTCGAACTCCAAAGTGCTCGGTGTGCTGTATCCGGTGCACCGCGCAACACCGGCCCTGGCATTCGTATCCCTGCGCTCGGGTTGCAGGGCTGTGAGGGCAGAATTGGCCCCTTCAGGCAGTCAGAACTTCTCCCAGGCCTCCTCGTAGCCTGCATCGGCCATCGCTGGCTTCTGCGGAACACGAACGCCGCCAGAGCGGACGCCCTCCAGGCTCTCGGCCGCCTCTTCGTCGGCCGGGTTCGGCGTGTCCGCTTTCGCGGGCGCCTTCTCGGCCGCAGGTGCGGCTTGTTGGCCTGGCGCCGCGGCGGTGCTCCCCGCGGCTTTCTTTTTGTACCCGCTCAACAGGCTGATGACCTGCTGCGCGCTACCTCCCTCCACGACCTTGATCGCGGTCTCGCGATCGGCAGGCGGGAGGGAGTTGATGTAGGCCGAAAACTTCTCATCGGCCGACAGCTCTTTGTAGTCGGGGTGCGCAGCCGCGATCGTGTCGTAGTGGCGGCGCAGCTCGACCTCTTCGAACTTGCTCTCGAACTGCTTGCTCACTTCGGAGACGGCCTGCTTGGCGGTCGCCGAAGCGATCGACTTGACCATGCCGGTGAACTCAGCGCCGAAGTCCTCCTCGAGCACGCGCATCGCCTCTTCGGGCGACATCTCGCCGGACTCGACAGCCTCCGCGGCGGCAGCAGCTGCAGCGGCCAGCTCTTCAGAGCCGCCGGATGCGGCCTTGTCGGAGACCTTCTCCAGCTTGTCGCTCGCGGCCTCTGCTTCACCCTCGCCGCCCTTCGCGGCAAGGCGCGCGGCCTCGGCCCTCAGGCGCCCTTCCCACGACCGCAGTCGCTGGCGCTCTTTCTCGATCTCGTCGTCTTCGGCAGGCGGTGCAACCGCCGCAGCAGCGGCCGGCGCGGCTTCTGCTGGCATGACAGCGTCATCGGCGCCATCGGGCGATTCCTCGCCAGACTCGTCGCCAGTGACTTCGGCCGCCTCTTCGGCGTCGAGGCCGGCGCCTTCGCCGGCGCTTGGCAACTCGTCAGAGTTGAAGGCCTCGGCGAACTCTCGGTCCTCGTCGGTCATCTGCAGTTCAGGATCCATGTGCCCTCATTCGTCGACGCCGCACCGCCCTCACGGCAGCAGAGGAACCACACCTTGTTCGCCTTCGATCGACCTTCGCAGCAGGTTCACCTGCTTGAAAGCGCTCTGGACGCGGGGCAGCTCTTCGGCAGTCACATCGACTAGGCGCTCCTTATAGGAGAGCTCGATGAGTTCCAGCAACCCGAGAACGTGGAGAAGAGCGTCGCCTTCGCGGTACTCGCGCACCGCAGCGACCTTGGCCACCATCTGCTCATGAGGGCTCATTTGCCTCATCCATCAATCCTTTGAGTCTCGATCCCTTCGTTCAGGCCGACCATGCCGGTAGCCGGCTGCGGGGCAGCGTCCGGGGGCTCCGCGCTCGGCGCGCCGGTGTCCGCGTTGTCCGGAGACACGGGGTCCGTGTTGCCGCGCGGCTCGACGGCGAAGGACTGGCCGCTGCCGAGCACCTGGTGCGTGCCGGGCTCCTCCTGAACCGGCGGCGTGTTGAGCTGCGCCATGCTCGGTTCTGGCGTGGCGTCCCGCCACCCGCTCGACCGAAGGATCTCGTCGCCCGCGGGAGCGATGACCGGGTTGCTGGTGGCCACGCCGCCGGCTTGAAGTCCGGCGTAGGCCGCGGACACCTTGGTCTCGACGGTCTGGGCGCGGATCAGCGCCACCGACTCCAGGCTCTTCTTGGTCTCGGCCATGATCCGCTGCGACTCGGCCATCGTCTTCTCCAGTGTCGCGGCCATGGTCTGCATCTGCAGCATCAGCGTCTGCTGTTGGAGCTGCGCCTGCATCATGGCCTGCGGACTGTTGCGCTCGGCGTCGAACTCCTCCTGCGTCTTGACGCAGTCGACCAGCTCGTTCGCTTCTGCGCGCAGCTTGTTGAGCTGCCCGCGCTTGATCCAGGGGTCGTCGATCGGGTTGGCTGTGAGCTGGGCGAACTCGTTGAGCTGACGCGCCCTGACCTCCTTGGCGACCAGGCTGGCGCTGCCGGTGGCGTGGACATCGTAGTCACCCTTGATGTCGTTGTCCGGGTTGAACCGCATGTTCCAGTGGTACGTGCCCTTGATGAAGGACACGGTCACACCTTCGTCGTAGTTCGTGACCAGGTCCTTGATCACGATGTTGACGGCGCCCATCAGCATCGACAGGCCAGAGCTCGTGCCAGCCGCGCCCTTGGTGGCGTTCTCTCCACTCATGTAGCGCGGGATGGCGGTCGTCTCGTCGGCGTTGTTCTCGAACATCGCCACCATCTGGTTGAGCATGCCGATGTTCGGGTTGAAGTTGATCTCTTTGACGGCGCGCTCACCAGGGTTCTGGTTGTTGCGCAGCCAGACCTTCCACGGGTAGTGCTCGTCGAGGTTCTCAGCCTTCGCGAGCAGGTGCGCAGACACCTCGAGCTGTGGGCCGCTGGTGATGGCCGCGTTGTCGATCATCATCCGCGTGCTGGCGTTCAGCATGTCCTGGTCGTCGCGCATGATCGACGCCAGGCCCTCTGGGAAGATGCTCGACTCGTCCTTGTCGAAGTAGTACAGGTGGTACGGCCAGGTCGTGCCGTCGATCTGCTGCAGTGCGGCCTTCAGCACAGCGCCGTTCGGCAGCATCCAGACGTTCGAGAAGAAGGCCTCGTGGCACTGATCTTCTGGCACGTTGACGCCCGCGTTCTTGAGCTGCTCACCGGTGAGCCAGCCCCAGCGCTCGAGCACCTCGTATGTGCCGCCGACGTCGCCCTGGTTCGCGTGGCGCTCGCCGATCGTGCGCAGCTCGTTGTCCCAGTAGCGCGGCGTGGCGTGGCCCTTCGGGTTGGCCTTGATCCAGTCGATGATCTTCTGCTTGCCGGTGCGGAAGCTCGGCCGCTCGGCGAGCGCGCTCATCTCGTGGCGCGTCATGGTGTGGCGCTCGTAGACGTAGCGGCACGACTCGAGCTCCGAAGCGCTCATGTCGGGATACCACCGCCAGATCGGGACGAAGTCCACGAAAGGCACGATGTAGCTCTCGCTGACGGACTTCCACTTGCCGCCGTCCATCTTGAACCGCGTGCGGATGCGGCGGTCGACCAGCGGGCCCTTCAGGATGCCGATGCCGTAGAGGTGGCCGCTGTGGATCACCTTCAGCGCGGTCGGCTTGTAGCGCGACTCGACGAGCTGGTCTTCGATGACCTTGCTCATCTTCTTTGCGCGCTCCTTGGCCTCTTGCTGCGCAGCGGCTTCGATGGCTTCGGGCGGGATGGGCTGCTGCTGCAGCGCGGCGATCTGCTGCTCGGCGGCCGCCATCACCTGGGCCGGGTCCTGGCCGTTTTGCTCAGCCTCGGCCGCGGCCTGCTGGGCCTGGGCCATCGCCTGCTGGAGCATCTGCTGCCGCATTGCCTGCTCGATCGCGGCCATCTGCTCGGGCTCTAGCGAAGGCTTCGGCGTGCTGTCGATCTCCCAGTTCTTGTTGGTGCCGGTCGGGAACAGCAGATCGGCCACGCGGCTGTCGGTCGTCTTGACCTTGACCCGCGTCTTGCGCACGAAGGCCTTCGAGCGGGCGGCGCCGATCTTGCTGATGACGTCGGGGTCGTACTGGCCGCGGTACTGGCGGAGGTCCTTCAGCCAGCGCTGCTCGGTCAGCATGCGATCAGACTCGGCCCGGCGGAACTCGTCCATCAGCTCGTTGCCGAGTGTCTGGAGTTGCTCGTCCTGGCTCGCGGGCGGCGGGCGATCTTCGAACACCAGATCCGCTGCGACAGCGTATTCGTCCCGATCGGCGGTTTGGCTCACTTTGCGGACATCCTCGCGAAAAATTCGTCCGTCACGTCGCGGCCGATGCTCATGGTGATGGCGCATAGCTGCGCCGGGCCGAAGATGTAGCTGGCCCACAGGAACGGCGCCGCGACCCACTCGGTGCAGAAGTAGCCGCCGTTGCTCTGGCGCAGCGGAAGCACCGTGGCGCCGGCTCCGCGCCAGTCGTACGGCATGCCGCGGGTGTGCTCCAGGAGCTCGATGCTCTCGCGCACGTCCCACTGCGGCACGTCGACGACGATCCAGTGGCTGGGCGCCAGGCGCACCCTCTTGTCGCGCACGCCGCCGTCGCGCAGGCTGCTCGAGGCGATCGTGAAGGTGCCGTCCTCGTGCGCCTCGTGGATGGCCTCGACGTGCGTCACGTCGCGCCACGGGCCTCGCTGCACGGCGCGCACGGCCGCCCAGCCGATGCGGGCTGTCAGCGTGTCGTCGCGGTGGGCCCCGATGTAGTGCGCGACGAGCATGGTCAGGCCTGGTCGCGCGCGAGCTGCCGAGACCGCACCGCCGCCAGGATGCCCAGCATGACTTGCTGGAAGGTCGTGGTCGGCGCGCCGGGCAGCGGCTGCCCAGTCGTCGGGTCCACCAGGGTCGCGGCCGTCGCCATGTCCGCCGGCGCCACGTCGAACTCCAGGTAGCCCTTGTCCCCGAGACTGCGCACGCTTCCGTCGGCCATCTTGACGGCCTGCTCTTCGGTGCAGACGACGTGCGCCGTGTTCGGGGCCGGGTACGTGATGCGAAGGTCGCGCACCCTGGTGTAGGGCACGCCGACCGCGCTGCTGTCGTAGTTCGTGGTCATGACTCCCTCCGTGTTACGGGGCGGTGTAGCCCAGAGCGTTGAATCGGACGGTGCCGGCCGCGGACAGGGCCACGTTCAGCGCCGTGTTGGCCGTGAGCGGGATGCCAGTCGGCAGCGGCATGTAGACAGACTGCCCGGCCGGCACGGTGATTTGCAGGCGCGTGGTGGTGCCGTCGCGCAGCAGCACGTCAACGGCGGCGGCGCCGGTGTTGGTTGCCTGAATCAGCGTGACATGGCGCTTAAGGCCGGCGCCTGCGGCGGTCTGCACCGCAACATCAGTGACTGCGGTCAGGGCGAGGGTTGTCGCCCACTCAGCTTCGGGCAGGGCGTAGGGCTTGACGATGCCAGCACCGATCATCGTGCCGAGCCACGCCACGTTGTCGCCAGCGGCCGACATCGCGGCAATGTTGGCGTTGCTCGCGCGCAGGCCGGCGGTCACTGGGTTGCCGATCGCGGCGTCGACCGCAACAGTGCCGGCCGCGCTAACCGTCCAAGAGCCGGACTGGGAGACGGCCGGGATGTTGTTGATCGTGACCGGGGCGGACGCAGCCGCGTCGGCAGTCGGCCGGGGCAGCAGCTCGACACGCTGGCGCTCGTAGTCGAACACCCGCACGAAGGACAGCCGCAGGCAGGTGCGCCTGATGATCGCGCCACCACAGCTGGTCTGCGCAAAGTCAGCCGGCCACGTCTGGCCCGCCAGGGAGACGAGCGTAAGGGCGGTGGTGGCGAAGTTCGCAACGCGCCAGACACCATCCACGCCCAGCGACGAGCCGAGGCCCGGCACCGAGTGGACGCCGACAGTGTTGACGAGGTCGCCGATCGCAACACCCGCCCAGTTGCCGCTGCCGGTCAGGACGAGCTGCCGCGTGCCGTCGGATAGCGTCGTCAGGGTGGCGTTGATCGCCGTCTGAGCGCTGGCGCCGAGGGACGACATCAGGTTGCCGCCCTGCACGCGCGCCACGAAGCCACCGTACGCGGTGCCGGTCGTGCCGGTGCCGATGACCGCCGTGAACGTGGTCGGCCCCGTCACCGTGATGGCCGTGGCCGTCGCGAGGTTCGGGAAGTTGGCGGCAGCCGTGTCACTCGACCCGTAGTACACGACCAGATCGCCGGTCACGAGCCCGTGCGGCGTTTCAGTCACGAACGTGCCGGTCGTCGTGCCGGACTTTGTGACCGAGACGACCTTCGCGTTCGGGACCGTCAGCGACTTGTTGTTGGTCGCCCGAATACGCAGCTTGTACTGCTCCGACGGATCGGGGCACACCTGGGTGCGAAGCCCGCGCCCCGTAAGCGCCGCAGTCGAGTCGACCGGCACGTCAGACCACTGGGTGCGGTCGGCCTGCACCGCGAATCGGTACTCGGAGGTCGGCGTGAAGCTGTAGGTGTACGGCAACGAGCCGGCGATCTGCACCGACGCCGTGGTCCCAGTCGTGACGCTGTGGCTGCCGGCCACCGTGCCGGACGGCAGGGCATCGCCGGACTCGCTGCGGATGTAGAGCGACGAGTTCGTGGCCGCTGCGCTCTCGAAGATCTGGCTGACACCGTTGTTGGCCCGGCCCATGCGCTCGCGGAAGAACACGTACCCGACCGGCCCAACCGTGCCCGCGTCCACAAAGGTCACGGCCGTGGTGCCCACGGTGGTGACGGTAGCCGACAGGTAGAAGTTCCGCTGGGCCTGGGTCGTGCCGGAGGAGACGTAGATCGAGACCGCAAACAGCGCGCCGGCCACCACGGTCATCTCGGCGGTGGTATCGAAGTCGGTGGCGCGAGTCAGGACCCAGGGCGCGCCGGCGCTGCCAACGGTCGTCAGGACGTAGACGCCGTTCTCCAGGCCGGAGGCCTGGTTCTTGACCAGGACGCGGCCGTTGAGCGGGATCGCGATGCCGTCTTGGTCGGGGAACGCGCCGTTGGCAATGGCCGTGAGCGTCGCGCCAACACCCGAGGTGCCGTTGGCATACGTGGCCGCCGGCAGGGCCGCAGTCGTTGCGGCCAGCACGCGGCCGACGTAAGCGGTCTGCGAGGCGATCGTGCCGCCCGGGCCGGCGGTGGCCGTGAACTGGGTCGGAGACAGCACCGAGGCGACGACCAGGGCCGGGTAGTTGACCCTTGAGTCGAGCACGCCGCGCACGCCGAAGCTCTTGCCCACGGACAGCCCGTGGTTGGCGACGGTGTTGAACGTCAGCGCGGTCGCGGCCTGGGTCAGCGACGCGATCTCAAGGTCCGGCACGTCCGGCAGCGACGCGCCCGTGTCGACCAGCTCAACCGAGAACTCCTGGCCCAGCGTGCGCTGCGACATCGACAGGCCGATGGCGATGTCGACCGGCATCGAGAAGGCGGCGATCGTCTCGACCACACTCTCCGTCCCGGCCGAGTGCGGGTCCTTGGAGACGACGAGGTAGCTGGCGCCGGCTGCGTTGCCGTCCACGAGGATCAGGTCGCCGGTCCCCTTGACTTCGGCCCACCTCTGGCCCGGCGTGTAGCTCTCGAACGCCTCGCGAAATTTGGTGACGATGTTGCCGGGCTGACCGAAATCGCCCGACTGAGTAATCAGAGCAATCGCTTCGGCCACCTGGCCGTTTTTCAGGGTCTTCTGCATGTCAGCTTTCCTGCTTCTGGTAGGCGGCGCGGTACGCGGCGTCCTCGTCATTCATGGGCTTGCGCACGGCCTGGCGCGACGCGATGACGGCGTCCGTCAGCGGGTCGTCGGTGCCGTCGCGAAAGCTGGTCTCGAACTCGCGCTCGCGCTTGCGGCGCTCCTCTTCGCGCTTGCGCATGAGCTCCTGGAACTGGCGATCCTGGCGCTTCTTCTTCGCGGGGTCGACGGGCAGCGGGCGGGTGAACATCAGCTGTCCGCTGTCCTTCTCGCCCTGCGGCACGAGGCCGCCGACCGGAGGCCCGTCGAGGCCGGCCTCCTTCTCGCGACGCATCATCGTCAGCTTCGGGTTGCGGATCTCGGCGGGGTCGATCTTGGTCATGGCTGTGCTTTCCAGGCCCGGGAGTAGGCCGCGACGTCGTCTGCAGCCGGGTTGGCCGGCATCGACCGGATGGCGATTCGTGCGGTGCCTGGTGCGGGCATCGACTGGCGGGCGCCCATCGGCGCGCGGTCTCGCATCCGCATGAACCGCTCGGGCCAGGCCTTGCTGGTGCCGGACGACGTGACCTGCTGCGCCGGGGCTTGCGGCACTGCCGGCGGCGTGGCCGAGACGGCCGGGGCGGGCGTGACGGGCTGCGCGGTCGTGGATGCAGCGGGCTGCTGCGCCGCCGGCATCGCAGAGGCCCACCCAGGCTTGGCGAACCGCGACCGCAGGGCTGCGACGCGCTGGGTTTGCCAGCCTGCGTCGTTTCGGGTCGGCATGTCCGGGCGCGGCTGAGCCTGGGGCTGCGCGGCGGCCTGGGCCTGGCCCTGCGCCACAAGGCCGTGGTCCATGGCGATCTCACGCGCCAGCGGGTCGACCTTCAGGACCTTCTGGGCGATGGGGTCCTTGCCGACCACCTTCTGGATGGCCGACATGCCAGGCAAGCCGCCAACGACCTTGCGCAGCCGACTCCGCAGGCCCACTTCAGCCCCCGAGCTTCTTCAGCCTCTCGGCCTCATTGGCGGCGCAGCCGTTGGCCTTGCAGTAGCCTGGCGTCTTGCAGCCCTTGCAGGTCTCAAAGGCCTTGGGCTTCTCGCCCCAGGCTTTGGAGTACGCCTTGGCGTCTTTGCCCAGCTGGGCGGAGTTGGTTGCGGGCATGGGCGTCCTGGCGGGTTGGAGTTGCGCGCGGAACATAGCCGCGCGCGGGCCAGGGCGCCACCGCCTTTGCGGAACTAGGACTCCAGCATCTCCGGCACGACGGTGATCTTGCTGACCTGCCCCCACTGCCTGTGGTACGTGAGGCTCGAGACCTGTCGCTCCGCGATCCAGCCGCCGCGCGCAGCGTAGGCATCGCGCGCCGCCAGCGTTGGGTGCTGAATCACGGTCATCCCGCTGTGCTCCTTTTCCTCGACGTGGTGCCGGTGGCCTGTGTGGCAGTAGCGCTTCGTGGTCAGGCCCCACATCTGGCTGAATTGAGCCGCGAATAGAAGCGGGAGCTGGTCGTTCTTCTTCAGGTGGCCGTGGTGAAAGGCCAGCATCGTGCTGCCGTGCTGGATGGCGTAGTACGGCAGCGGCGAGTCGATGACACGCACCCTGGGCTCGTCTTCGAATAGAGCCTTGAATAGAACGCGGAGCCACACCGAGCTGGCTATGTCGTGGTTGCCCTCGGCCATGAGGGCGTAGACGATCTCGTGCTTCAAAAGCGCCGACCCGACCGCGCGACGCAGCACCCGCACCGCCACCTTGATCACCTTCTCGAAGCGGCCATCGGCGTCGAGGATGTGCCCGCTTGTTGGCGTCACCGGCTGCAGGCCGTCCATGTGGAGGAAGTCGCCCAGCTGGTTGACGACAGCGAATCGGCTCGCCGGGGAGGCGGAGATCATGTGCTCGAAGCACCCCGTCAGGACGCGCTCGGCGATCTCCAGGTCCCAGTCGGCGCCGGTCTCTCGACCCCAGGCCAGCATGCCGACGTGGCTGTCGGTGAGCGTGTAGACCGTCATGAGGTCCTCGCGCAGAACGTCCTTTGGCGCCGCGGCCGGGGGCTCTCGTGGCACCCCGGCAACCAGGTCGTCGATGACGGCGCGCATCAGGCGCTCGTACTCGTCCCTCTTGATGTCCGCCTTGACCCACTGTGCACGCACCTGGCCTTCGGCGTCGTATAGGGTGGACACGCCCTTCGCGATGTGCGTCGGCGGCACCGGCCTGGTCCAGTCGTGCCCGGGCGAGTAGCCGGCCAGGGCAGCTCGAGCCTTGAGGCGGGCGATCGATTTCTTGGCCGCCGTCGGCTCCATCCCGAGCGCCTTGCACGCCTTGCGCATGCTGCCCGCGCGCTCGATGGCCTCGGCGATCTCGAGCTGACGCGGCGTCGCGAACTGCAGGAGGCCAGGGTCTATGGTGTCAACTGCCTTGGGCACTGGTGCCTTTCTGGAGCCTGTAGGTCCTCGTCTTGCCGTGTGTTCCGGCGTCTATCTCCCTTGCGATGGCCACCGCCTCCGCGGGGCTCTTCCCGGCGGCCATGGCGGCCCTTGCTGGCATGCCTCCGCTGCCGATGGCGTAGCGCCGCGGCACCTCGATCCACCCGTCGACCGGCGTCCAGCTGAAGAGGCTCTTGTCCCCCATGGCCAGGACCTGCACGTTCTCGACGGGGGGCTTGTCGCCCCTCATCCCCCTCGTCATCCACCAGCGCACCAGCATGATCTCGTCGAGGTCGCCTGCGAAGCCGCAGAGCCGACCCTTGATGCGCCACACCTTCCTGATCGGCGCCTTCTCGATGCCGTCGCTCCAGCATGAGTCGCTGCACATGATCCCAAGGGAGGCGTCGGCGGCGATCGTGGTCATAGGCGGAAGCTGTGCGCGTACCAGACGTTGTTGAGTTGCTTGACCAGTGAACCAACAGTCCAGGCAAGTGCTTCTTCTTCTGCGTGCCCGTCCGATGGGTCAACTTTTCGCGAGCGCATGAAGGCCATGCCGGCATGCACCATCTCATGTGACCCGATCTCGCTCGGCCGCTGCTGCCAGTCGCGCTCGTTCAAGAAGACGTGGGCGATTGTGCCGCCGCGCCAGCGCCCGGGCCTGCCGCGTTTGAGGAAGCGGTCTCGGCCGATGTTGTGCAGGCGCTGGACGACACAGCCCTCGGTGTCGTGGCCCTGGCGGCCGCCAGTGATGACCCAGCAGTCGCGCAGCATGAAGGCGCGCGTTCGAGCGAGCCACACCTCGATGCGGCTCCAGGGGTGGCCGCCGTCGAGAGGGCTCCACTCGCCGGGGTGCAGCACGTAGTGCCTGCCGCGCGGAGCATGGCCCGAGATGGACAGCTTGCGCGGCGGCTTCAGCGGGCGCTGACGATCGCGGATGCTGATGCTGCGGGGCCGCCTGAACGCCGCCTTAGGGCGCGGGCCTCGGCACTTCACGGGCCTGGCCATCCGTCGAGCAGCTTTCGGACGTCGGAAGAGTGACGCTCAGCCGCTTCGCTAAGCTCTGCCTGAAGTCGCAGTGCCTCTGCCAGTACGTCCCCGATGGCGGCGGCGGAGTCACCGCCGGCGGCCGCGGAATCTCCAGCGGGCGCTGCGGGGCAACCGAGACGCTCGGCGAGCTGGTCTCGCAGGCTGACAGCATCAGCGCGCTCAGCAGCGACAGCAGCGCGCAGACGGGCCTCGTTCTGCGCGGCAGCAGCGCGCTCCTTCCGGACTGCCTCGGCGAGGCGGGCTTGCATGGCATCTTCACGCTCCTTCAGTTTGGTGTCGGCGGCCTCCTGGGCGGCCTTGACGTTGGCGACGATGGCGGTGTGCGCGGCCTTCCAGGCCGCAGCCTCAAGCTCGGCCTTATCGGCGCGACTCAAGGCCCACGAGTTCGCAAGCACCAGCGCGGAGCAGGCGATCACCAGCGCGACGATGATCCAGCCGCGAAGGCCGATTGCCACGAAAAGCCTGGTCAGCATTGGTTCTCCTTGTGGTTGAGCCCGTCGGATCCATCATCGCGCCGAAAGTTCCATCAGTACCCCGCCTTCGACGGCGCCTCGTAGCTGGATCCGCCGCGGCCCGCCATCGCAGCCTTCGACAGCACGAACTCGGCGAACGTCAAGGCCAGCGCGTCGCCACCGTCCGGGCTGCGGATGCCTCGCCTCTCGAGCTTCTCCTTCGGCTCGAGCAGCTTGCGGCCGTTGCTGGACGTGTCGGGCTGCGGCGCGCAGATGTCGGCGATGAACGCGGGGTTGTTGACGATGCGGACAGGCTGTTCCTCGAACCAGTCCTTCATGCGCCACCAGATCTCGGCCTTCTTGTTGGCGTAGATCTCGCTGTCGCTGGCGGCCTGGCCGAACATCACGCCCACCACGGGGACGTTCAGCTCCTGTAGGCGGTCGACGATGCCGGTGCCGATGCCGCCCTTGTCGACGAACATCGCGTCCGGGTGGAACTCGCGGTAGTAGTCGGCCAGCTTGCCGGCGACCTGCATGGAGTTCAGCTTCTCGTGGTACTCCACGCGGAAGACGACGCGGCCGCGGCGGAAGACGATGCAGGTGCGGTCCTTGGTGCCGGCGCCATCGCTCGCGGGGTCGCAGCCGATGATCAGGGCGCCAGACTCGTCGTAGTAGTCGCTTGTGGAGGCGGCGTGGACGTAGTGCGGACTGACTAGCGGGTTGCGTGTTGGGCTTTGAAAAGCCTCACTTTCACACATCGGAAACTCTTGCCGCGCCAACCAATCAAAGCCTTCGCCATAGCTTGATCGCTTGTCGATGTACCACTGCATCTGCTCCAGGCTCAGGCCATAAAGTTTCATCAGCAGCTCGTCATCTGGCGAGAGCTTTAGGTTGGATCTCGGCTTGGATCTGAGGGTCTCAATCCAATACCAGGGCACGAAGATGTTGATGTACTTGTTCTTGCCAGCGGCCGCCGCCTCCCACATCTTGTGGAAGTAGTTGCCGCCGGCGCCATTGGCCGTCGACTCCATGATGATTTCTGTGCCAGGCAACTCGGCCACTGTGTTGCCAATGCCGGCCATGTGCATCTCGGCGTTGTCGTAGAACGCGGCCTCTGAGGCGTGGATCAACTGCGCAGTGTTTGATCGGCCGACGTCCTTGGTGCCTGCGGTCGCCAGCTTGTAGCCGCCATCGAGTTTGTCGAAGATCAGTTCCTTGGCGTTTGTGGCGCCTGTGCTGACCGGCATCGGGTTGTGGTCGTGATAACGCCGCACCATCTGGTACAGGTTGTCGGTTGCCTTCTGCTCGTGGGCCAGGATAAATGCCGACTGACCTGGCCGCGTGGTGGTTTTTTGGTAATACCTCGCGGCGATGTAAGTCGAGTTGTGCGAGACCAGGCCCTCGACGATGTACGTCTTCGCCGATGTCTGCAGGTCCACCACTTCGATCTCGCCGACGGGCTCGATGCCCACGATCTCATCCCAAGAAGACTGCTTGCCTTCACCCTCTGGGGTGCGGTTGCCGCCGATCTTTCGGCACTCAAGGTCGGCCGCGCTGAAGCGGATGCGCGACGTGCGGCATCGGTTCATAAGGTGCACCACGTCTGCGAGGCGGCCGATCTCGATTCGATGCACAACCTTGGTGCCGAGCTTCGATGATGTCCCGGCCTCGCGGGTGTCGGCTGTGTCGTAGTAGCGGACATCAATAGAGCCGAGGTAGGCCTTGATGCGCTCCAAGACCGGGCCCTCAACCTGGCTCACCGACACAGACACGGAGCTCTCGCTCGGGCTTGACCTGCAGCCCTCTCCGTCGATGATGCCCGCGAACCAGCCGTCCTCGTACGTCAGCGCTTCCGGCGGCGGCCGCACGGCCGACCTGATGAAGTCGCCGGGCTGCATGTTGCAGACCTCGCGCCAGACAGCGCTGACGCCCCCGCGCTGCCTCGACAGCATGCGATGGTCGCCGGTAACGACGAGCTCGCGCCCGGACACCAGCCGCACCTTGTGGGCCATCTTGAGGTGTCGAGCGACAAACTCGACGACCGCCGTCTTGTAGCGGCGGCACAGGGAGCGCCCAGCCTTGCTCTGGCCGGAGTCGCCGATCATCTCGTCGACTGCAACTACCTTGTCACCGACTTTGATGTCGCCGATATCGCGCCAGCCAAGATCCTCCATCAAAACCTTGTGGTGCGGGGCAAAACATGCCCCGAGCTGGCGGCCCTTGAGGATCAGGGCGCGGACCATCCCAGTCTCCTCGCGCTGCTTCTCAAGCGAGGCGTGTATGTGGTGCTGGCCCGGGTTCCAGATGAACGGGACCATCTTGCCCTGCTGGTCTTTGATCTTCAGGCAGTGCGCGCAGAAGACCTCCAGATTGTCCCGCAGCAACTGCAGCCCGGCGAGGCGGTAGTCCTTCTCGCTCATCGCCCGCGCTTCGCCTTCTTGATCGCAGCCGCGGCATCTCGCTTCATGCGCGCGTCGGCGTTCGCTCGCAGCTGGCGCATGACGTCGTCGACGAGGGACTTGCGCGCGGCCTCTCGGCGCTGGTGCTCAGCCCAGGCCTCGATGGCGGCCTGGACGGCTGGGTGGCGGCGTTTGATGCTGGTGCTCATGCGACCTTGGATGGTCGCAGGCGCAGCGCGTTCCAGTCACTCCGAGAACGCGGAAGCCAGGTCCCACACACTGGCGACGCCGCGCACCGGCTTGCGGCGCTGGCGGTACGCGCGGCACGCCTCGGCGTTGGTGCCGGCGCGCGGGCGCTTCTTGCACGGCAGGCTTGAGGCCTCGTACACGGGGGCGAGGACCTGCGGCGCCGATGTTGGCACCCAGTCGCAGATGCGGACCTTCTTGATCTTGTACCGCGATCGCAGGCGCCCAAGAGCCCCGGCGACGTGGCGCTGCTCGTGCAGCGGGAAAAAGGCCTTCACCTCGATGGAGGTCATCGGACCGATGGACTGCAGGACGTCGAGCACGTCCTGGTGGCGCAGGGCTGGCTTCTTCATGGCTTCTTGGCCTCCTGGCGGATCTGGCGCACGCGCGTCTCGGTGATGTTGAGATGGTGGGCCAGCGCAGTCGACTTCCAGTCCGGGCGCGCGAGCACCTCCTTGCGCAGCGTTGCGGCCTTGATGCGAGCATCCTCGCCGCGGCGCCAGGTCGCGAGCAGCTCCTCGACACGCCGCATGCCGATGGACTTGAGCACGCTCGAAGGCAGCTCGTAGGTGCTGACCTTGCGGTTGCCGTCGCTGTAGGTGCGGCGCTTGATGCCGGACTTCAGCCTGCGAGTCTCGAGCACGCGCATCAGTACCTCCCGCGCGCAGGACGAACCGACACCAGAGTCTCGTAGTGACCCATCCGAGGCGGCTGCAGGTTGACCTGCTCCACGGTGAGCACCAGGCCGCACTCCTTGGCGCTGGCCACCAAGTCCTCGAGGGCTCGGCGGAAGAAGTTGGCGGCTTCTGGAGCGGCCCCTTGCGGCGCCACATCTGGCTGCGGGGCGGCCCGAACCGCCTCTTTCGGGTTGCCGGTGGTCATGTCTTGGATCTCGCGAGGAAGAATGGCTTGTCCATCCGCCTCCGACCTCGCCACGACCAGTAAGTTCCGCGGCCTAACCGTCGCTCGAGCTGACGCGGCCGGTGGCCGCGCAGCTCAGCTTGGGGTTGGGCGCTTTCAGCCCGCCACCACTGAAGGCCCGTCAGCTTCAGCGTGTGCGCGCATGAAGGCGCTGATGCGCTCGCGCAGCATGTCTTGGTAGCCGTCCATGAATCCGGCCTGCGCTCGCAGGCGCATCTGCTCGGCTTCGGTGAGGCCTCGGAACACTGGCGTGTCGAAGAACTCGCGCAGCTTGTTCAGCTTCTCTGTCAGGTCGCGGTGCTCGTCGATCACGCGCTGTTCGTGCGGGGCAAAGTTCACGTCTGTAGTCCTGCAACGTCGGCGCGTAGATTGGGGCACGCGCCTAACCCATCATTCCTCGGCCCGCAGCATGTCCGGCGTCAGGATCTCCCGCCGCGGCACGTAGATCGGCATCAGCGACGAGGCGCTGACGATGGCGGGTGCGGCGGATGCCGCGAGCATTGCGGCCAGGAAGCCGCGTCGCGCAATGGTCACGGCAGACTCCCCAGCCCAAGGGCAAGCAGTGCGCCGGCCACCATGGCCAGCACGAAGCAGATGACGATGCGGCCGAGGATCTCCGGCACCTCCAGGAGCTCTCTGGGCATCATCAGGACGGCCGCGGCGGCAACGCAGAATCCGGCGATGATCACGCTGGGTTCCTCTTGTCCAGTCCGCAAGCACGCAGCGCGCGGTACAGCAGGTCGTACACGCCGCGCTGCGTGCGATGGTGGCCTTCGACGTACGCCGCGATGGCGTCGTCGTCTTCGCCCTTGAGCAGGCCGCGCTTCCAGGCCGCGCGCAGGGCACCGGGGAATGGGGCCGTCTTCGTGAGTGCCACGCGGTAGTTGCCGCGCTCAGGCGTGCCCGTGGCGTCGTTCGCGATCTCGACGATGCCGAGCGTGCGCTTGCGCGACTCGTCGCCGAAGGGGACGAGCTCGATGGTGCAGCGGAGCATGGTCAGCGGAAAGCCAGGCTGGCGCCGAAGAGAAAGCCGGCCGTCGCGGACAAGAGCAGCGCGACAACGGCGCGGCTCAGCACGTAGCCGCCGGCCACGGCTTCATCCGGCAAGATGAAGACGGCCAGTATGGCGACGCAGATGGAGACGAAGAGCATGTTGGATCCTTGTTGGTGGAGCCCATCTGATCGCTGGCGCGTCAGGAAGTTCCGCTCGGCGGATCCGGCAGCGGCATCCAGTGCGTTGGCTTCCAGCGCATCCAGTCCGCTCGCACGTAGACCGGCTTGCCGTCTTCTTCCCAGCACTCCCAGGTCTTGTCCTGCTGAAAGCCGTCCCAGCCCAGGAACTCGTTCTCCTGTCCCCGCGGGGCCGTGGCTATGGGCTGCCACACACCAAATGCCGCACTCATCCCGGGCCCCCTCCATCCCGCGGCGCATCAAGCAGGCCAACCAGCGACAAGACGCGCTGCAGCCAGCTCGGTGCCTTGACCTCGCGGTTGACGTAGAGCGACTTGCGCCCAGTCACCGAGTCGACCTTCATCAGCTGCTGCGGCGGAAGGCTGCCGCGCATCGACCACTGCACACTGCGGCTGTGGCGATCCATGATCTCGCGCCACTGCCGATCCAGGCGGCGCGCCTCTGGGAGGTTGGCGCGCTCACGCACCCTGGTGATGATCTTGCCGCTCATGGCCTCACCTCGCCAAGCCGGCCAGCGATCGCGAAAACGCAGCGATGTCCGCGCGCACCTCGGGCCAGTTGCCGTCCAGAAGCCAAAACATTGGCGCAAACACCAGCCACGCAGCAGGCACGGCCCACCACGTCACCAGCAGCCAGATCAGCGCCGTGCGCGCTGTCGGGTGTCGAAGCCTGCTCATCGCGCCCCCAGAAGCCTGGCCGCAAGGTCAACGGCTTCGCGGCGCTTGATGTAGACGACGGAGCCGTTGATGCCATAGGAAACCGCCCTGCGGCGGCGCATCTTGAGCCAGCGGTGATGGCTTTGCAGATGCTCGCGCGTCATCTGCCGCATCAGCAGTTCCGGGGTGTCGTTGGCGGTCTTCTTGCTCATGCCCCTTCGACAGCCCCGCCCTCAAGAAGTTCCATCATCCACGGCCGTCGAGCGGCGGCCCAATGACCCGGGAGACAGATTCCCGTCGGCGGCCAGCCTCTCGGAGACGATCCTGCCGTGGATCCAATCGAGCACGCGCACCGGGCTGACGCTGTGGTTGCGCGAGCCGTTGGTGCCGACGCTGAGCAGCTCGCCAGTCGGGAAGCCGGGCGGCCTGGCCCCGCGGTCCCACGATACCGTGACGCGCTCCTGGCCCTCGAGGATCGCTCGCGCGCAGTCGAAGACCAGAACCTGGGTCTTTGGATCTTGCGCGAGGCTCATGCCGCCTCGACAGCGTCGCGATCGAGCAGCTCCCTGAGCCGCAAGGCAAGCCCCCACCTCGTGCGCGCGCCGACCTTCCGCGCGATCGAGTCCAGCACCAGCGCCACCTCGCCGGCACCGGCCAGGCCCACGGCAGCGGCGATCTCGGCCGCCGTGCGGTCCTCGAGCACCAGCGCAGCCACCCCGGACTCGCGCGGCGTCAGCGAGCGGTCAGGCGGCCGCGGGGGCTCGACCACGCCCGGGCGCCACATGCCGGGGCGCGGGCGCAGATTGCCCTCGGGGAAGGCCTGGACATGGTCCCACCTCATGACTGCGCCGCCTGGCGGCCAAGGGCCTCGAGCATGTCTTCGTACGCCGAGCTCTTCTTGTCGTCCTTGTCCAGGTCGAAGGCCTCGCGCTCGCCCTTGCGGATGCGCTCGTCGATGTCGGCCAGCTTCTTCAGGTCCTCGACCAGCTGCGGCCGCTCCATCGCCCGGCGCAGGGCATCGTTCGCCCGGTCAACGCCGCGCTCGTCGGGGTTGCGCACCATGAGCACGATCTCCTCGATCGCGGTCATGTTCGAGACGACGCCCTCCATCTGGGCTAGCAGGTCGGCGTGGATCTTCTTCAGGCGCCTGAGGCCCTGGCGGTGCTCGAGGACCACGTCGGCCGCCGCCTGGGCCGCCGCCTTGACCTCTAATGCACTGGGCGTTGCGTTCGGGTTTGAATTCCCAGACGCACTCTGTATGAGCAGCGAATTCGCTACTACGCCAACCTCTTCGCGCTTGTCTTGCACCCAGCCGCGCTCCTTCGCGCGGCGGGTAATGCTCGACACGGCTACCGAATACTCGGCGGCCAGTTGCGTTGCCGTGGCGTTGCCCAGGCGCCATCTGCGCTCGATGGCGTCCCAGTCGATGGCGTTCTCTTTGGATCTACGGGCCATGATGGGCTCTCTCTTCTGTCATGCTCCGAGCCTACCAGCGCCCCGGGCGCCGGAGCCAGCGCGATGGGCTAGGGTTTCGGGGTGGGCTAGGGACTCGAGCCACTGGACTCAGGTCGAACTCCCGGTTCAGGAACTCGCCCAGGAAGTCGGACCGGCCCACGGGCCTGCGCTCGAGCTCGTCGCGCCACTCGCGGACCAGGTCGCTGTGCATCTGCGACACCACGATCCGCACTTGGCCGTCGATGCGGCCGATCTCGCCCCGGATCAGGCTGAGGCCCAAGCGGTCATCAAGGACCGGGTCGACACCAACGCGGACCCACCCCAGCCCATCCACGCAGGCGCCACGGAGGGCGTCTTCCCAGACCTTGCTGGCGTCCGGGCCGATCGCCGCGAACCACGGCGCCTGGTGGCGCACCGGCACCACCCTCATCAGGCTCTCGGCGCGGGCGATCGCCGGGGCGGAGCCGGCGGCCAGGATGCCGGCAAGGAAGCTGCGGCGGGCGATCACAGCTGGCCCTTCCATGCGCGCCACAGGCGCTTGTACCAAGGCAGAAAGAGAAAATCCAGCCTGCGGTTGGCCTGTACGTCGCGCGCGGCCATTGCGTACCAAGCGTCGGCCTGCGCGTCGCTCAGCTTTGCCGTCAGCTTGGCCTCGGCCGCCCGGCGGTTGCGGATCTCGTTGTCGAGTCGCTTCTGGTAGGCGGGCATCAGCGCAGGGATCAGGAGCTCGGCCAGGTCCTGGCTGATGGCCACGTAGCGGTCGCTGGTGCTGCCGCCTTCCGTGTGCCGAACCTTGACGATCTGGGCGTGCTCGTCCTTGAGGGCCAGCGCTTGCACGCTGTCGCCGGCGGGGACGTTCCACGGGAGCACGGGGTGAAGGTCGCGCAGCTCTGTGCGGATCCTGAGCCAGTCGCCAGCGATCTCGCGCTGCTCCTGGCCGATGGTGTAGACGGTGACGCGCTTCATCGGATCTCCTCCCTCAGCGCCGGCGCCCCATCCGGCCCGGGCTGCGGGTTGATGCCCCAGGCCTCGAGCCGCTGGCGCAGCACCAGGGCGTAGCGCTCCATGTGGGTGGCCTGCTGCAGGAGCGGGTCGCGCTGTTCGGCGGCCTCGAACTGGGGGCTGGCCAGGAAGCCGCGCAGGGCCTCGAGCCGGGCCTCGAGCACCAGGTGCTCGGCGTAGGCGCGGCGCTGGTGTGGCAGCAGGAAGTCGGCCGGGCCGCGGTAGGCGTTGTGGAAGCCCTCGGGCAGCAGCGCGCGGGCGCGGGCCATGGCCTTGCCCACCGCAGCGCCGCCGGCGGCCGCCACGTGGGTCGCGGTGATCAGCTGGTCCAGGCCCTCCTGGGTGGCGCGCAGGGCGGCCAGCAGCACGGCGCGGTCGGCCGCGTGCATCGCGTCCGCCTTGGCCTTCTCGGCCGCCGGCGATGCGCGCAGGCCGTCGTGCGGGCTGGGCCAGGTCAGCGTGCCCTGAGCCGCGTACCAGCCCTGGCCCTTGTGCCAGGCGATCTCGTCCTGGCTCGGCCATCCCAGCGCGATCTGCCAGGCGCCATCCTCGCCATCGGCCAGGCCAAGCCATTGCACGCCCTGCGGGCTGACGATGACCCACGGCAGCTGGCCCGGCGCGCCCTTGTCGCTCACAGGCCCACCGGACATGCGATGCGCGTCACGCATGCTCGAGCTCCCGCGTCTCGGTGGACTCGGTGTCGACCGACGGACCGGCGATGGCGACCAGATCAGCCGGCCGCCAGGGCAGCTCCCGGAAGCGGCGGAAGATCATGTGCCCGAAGGGCTGCTCGCACTGAGCATCGAAGAGGCCTGACGCCTCCACGACCCACCCCGGTTCACGCGACCACGCAAACACGGGCGGCGAGCCCTCCGACGGGAATTTCTCTCGGCCATCCGCCCACCTCTTGATGACGCCCGTGCGGCCGGCGTTCAGGGAGCCGGGCCTCACCACCATCACCATCACGCCAGGAGCCAGCTTCACAGCGCAGCCTCCTCGACAAGGCGGACCAGGCGGCCGCGGTGCTGGGCAGCGTAGGCCTCGGCCTTGCCGCGGTCGAGGAAGAGCGCCGGCGGCGCGCCGACGCACTTCACGCCCCAGGCCTCGAGGGACGGCAGATCCCTCAGGGCGGTGTTGTGCACGACGTCGGCGAGGGTGATCTCTGCTGGCAAGGGTCGACTCCGTTCTTGATCAGGAGCCGATCTGATCTGATGTAGGCAC